TAACATCCATTTCATATAATTGTTTTGGAACTTTACCATTATAAAATTTATTTTTATTTATATACATTACATATGTTCCATCTTTTTGTAATTCTACTGCTAGTCCACCATTTGGATGGTCTATTTCTTTTATTTCTTTAATCTTTCCTCTTATATTTGGAAAATCATTATATACTCTACTCATATTGTTTAATAATTCTTTTAAAACTTCTTTATCTATATGCCTTGTATTTATTTTTTTAATATTGTATTTTTCTTTTATATATTTTTCAAATTTTGTATCAAATATATTAAATTGTTTTTCTGTTTCTAACTCAATATGCTCATTATTAGAATTATACACAATTGTACTTCTGCAATAGTGAAAGTGATGTTGTATTGGTGGGAGATTTAAGCCTAGTACTAATCCATTGCATCTAATTCTTTGTACTGTTAATTCTTTTTGTGTCTCACCATAATATCTATCAAATACATTTTCTTTGTTAATATAAAACTCTTGATTATTTAAACTATCACACATTAAAGTTGTTTTATCATCTTCTACTGCAATAAATCTAACTTTTGAGTTATCTTCTGTTACTTCTTTTATTCCTTCTGCTTTTGCTAGATTATTTAATCCAATCATTTGTAAATCTACTGCACCTGATATCTTATCATTATTTATATTAAGTTTTTGATTATTTTGCCTATTTATTATTATTTGAAACTCATTAGAATCAATTTCTAAGTTTTTTTGTTGTTGTATATTTAAAATTAATTGTTTATATATTTGTTGTGCATTATACTGCATTGTTGCTTCAATGTATTGTTTCCAATTAAATCCACTGTAATTTGGTTGGTCTAATAATGCAAGAAATAAAGCCATCGTTAATATTGATGGCTTTTTCTTTTTATTTACTTCTTTCTGTCCGTTCTTCATAATAATAATTTGCATCTTCATACATTATTAGATTTTCATATTCATCTAGTTTTCTTTGTTCTTCTATATATGCACTATAAATTAATAATTCTAATATTTCACTATTTTTTACTCTTGTTCTTCTATAAATATTGTTTGCTAATACACTAAAATAATTATTGTTTTTTAGTAATCCTTGTTCTTTCCATTGTTCTATATATGTATTTATTCTTTTCTTAGTTTTATTATCAGCTATATTATATATGTTTTCTGTTGTAAAGTTAAATGTATCTAATAGTTCTTGTAGCCTATTTTGTGTCTGTTTGCTTATTGTTTGGTATATCTTTTTTAGTTTTTTCATTTGATGATTGTGATACTCCCATATTTCCACTTGTATCACCCACTTTTCCATTATTATTTTGTCCAATTTTAACTATATTTTCTAAATCGTTTTGCATTTTCTCTTCATTTTGTTTATCTATTTTTTCTAGTTCTGAATTACTATCTAGGTCGTCTGGTAACATATCAATAACTGATGCATCACTTAATAGTCCTCTTAATTTTAATGCTCTTGCCGTTTCAGTATCTTTGTCGGTTGGTAGATTTCTTTGTAAATCTATTTTTATACTTCTAAAGTCATAAGATTTATGTTTTCTTTTATTTATTCTATCTATTATTGTTTCCCATCTTCTCAATATTGCTTGTTTAAAATGTTTGTCTGCATCTGTTATCATTTGTTCTAATGCAAAGAATTTTCTATCTAATGCACTTGCATTGTCTGCATTTGTAAATCCTAAATCTGTTATATTAGGTACTCCACTTATCATTGCTATTAAGTCTATTAATGTTTTCTTATGATTTTCTAGTGCTGTATCTTGTACTGTTTTTTCTACCCATGCTATATCGCCTGATTTATCGGGTGTATAAAATACTTTCATTTTAAGCATTGTTTCATCGTTTTGTTTTCTTTCTGGGTTCTCAATCATAACTGGATTTCCATTTTCGTCTTTTTCTACTTCTCCGTTGTTTATCTTTCTTTTCTATAAGCAATGGTATATCTGGTTCATAACCTGTTATTTTTAATTTTGCATCATCATTATATTGGAATGTATTTCTACTATTTTGTATTACTCTTTCATAAGCACAAATTAAAGAGACTACCAATTCAAAGCTTGATAGTCCCATTTCATTTTCTATTGCTATACAAGGAAGCATACTCCATTTACTTTTTTTGAATTTTTGTTTATCTTCTTGTAATTTTGCATAATCATTTGGTGTTGGCGAATAATATCTTTTACCATTTATTGTTGTTAATTCTACTATTGTTATGTCTGCACCATTTTTATCTCTTTCAGTCCATTTTCTTAGTTGCCCTATTTGTTTTACTGGTGTTGAATAATCAAATATTCCTATTGTATTTAATGCACTTTGTTTTGTATATACTATTTCATTATCTTCATTCTCGTATAATACTTCATAGCATCCTCTCATTCCAAAATAATCAAATGCTAAATCAAAAAATTCTGTTGCATCATCATTATATTTACTTATATAATCTATTAATACTTTTAGTTCTTCATCTTTATTTGCATCTATATTAAATACTTTATTAAGTAGTTTTTTTATTATATTTAATTTTGTTGGGTCTGATATCTTTTCAACGTCATATACAGGTGCTTTTCCTGCGAAATACCCTGTTACCATTGAATTAATATAATTTTCAAATGCAACTTTTATTTTTTCATCATTTATACTTACTAGTTCAGAATTGTCTGTCTTTCTTCTTATTCTTTCATATAGTTGTTTTCTTGCATTCCATTCTTTATCTGCTAACATTAATATTTGTGCTACACTATTTTCATTTTCTAATGTTTCTGGATTCCATTGTATCATTGTTTTTCCTCCTATATTGGTTTTATATAACCAAATTGTAATTTCTTTTGATTTATATATTTTTCTACTGCATATCTCATTGCATCCATCAAATGATTAAAATCATCTATTGGTCTATTTATTTTGTTTCCAAACTTGTCCTCGTCCCAAGTATAATTACTTATTTCTGTTATAAAATTTACACATCTAGGATGTATTATTATTTCAAAGTCTTGTATAAATTGAATACCATTGTTTATACTGTCTTTTCCTTTTAATGCACCTGTAATATGTCTTAATCCTAATCCTCTTAATTCATCTATTGACTTTGGTTCTGCACTATCTGCCGTTATCTTTTCTTTTGAATAGCCCATTTGATTTATTTGGTTATATATCGCTTTGTTACTCATTCCTTTTTGATATATTTCATCATATACATAAATCTTTTTGTTTTTTAAATCTATTGCACCACAAAATAGTGCTGTCGGGTCGTTTGTATAACCAAAGTCTAACCCAAAAGCACTATCTAAGTTTCTTATTGTATTTAATTCAAATTTTTCTTCTTTCCAATTTTCATATACTAATCCATCAACTATACCCCAGTTACCTAATCCTGCAACTTGATATCTTCTAGGATTATTTTTCTTCATTCTTTCAAATACTTTTTTATCTGCTTCATCTAGCCACTCGTTACAAAGATAATTTGTTGTCATTGCTAATATATCATCATCTTTAACATCAAAAAATCTTTTCTTAATCCAATGATGTTCATTCCAAGGATTTAATGTTATTGTTATTTGTTTAAATAATCCTTCTGGTACTTCTCCGTCTTATACTTTCATCTATTACATCAAAATCAGATTCTTTTGTTATTTCGTATGCTTCTTCAATCCATAACCAACATAAAACACCAATATCTACTGATATTGATGTTACTTTTAATGGGTCATCTAAACCTCTAAAATATATTTTCTGTCCTGTTGGCTTATACGTCATTTCTAATGGACTTTCTTTTATCTCCCAAAAACTATCTACTTGTAATCTATGTATTGCCCACTTTAATTCTGTAAAACAACTATCTTTTAATGTTCTAAATGTTTTTCTAATTACAAGCGTATTAGCTTCTTTATATTTCATCATATTGCTTATTATCCATAATGCTGTTGTCTTTGATTTTTTACTTGCTCTTGAACCTTTACATACTCTATATCTACATTTGCAATGCCAATACTCTGCATAACCTTTCCCAACTATACTTTGTAATGATATGTTATTTACTTGTTGTTGTGTATTTTTATTTATTATTTTATTCTGTAATATCATCTGTTATCACCACTGGTATATTTCCAGCAACTTCAACTTTTTCTTTAAATGTACCATATCTTTTTCCAAGTAGTTCTGCACATTTTGTTCTATCTTGTAATGATGCATCTAATCCAAACTGGTCTTTTTCTTCTCCTCGCATTACTTTTGTTAAGTATTGTAATACTTCTTCTTGTGAGGCAATTCTATTATTTTCTAATTGTTGTAATCGTTCTTGAATGAAATAGTTAAGTTTGGTTAAGTTTTCTGCACCTATATTCTTTGCTGTCTTAGAACTATACCCTGCTCTCTTTGCACTTTCTGTTGCATTCGCAGTTTCTATATAATAATCTATAAATCTTTTTTGCTTTTCTGTTAATTTATTATAATCTTTTTCATCTTCCATCTGCCTCACTTCCTTTTCTGTGTTCTTTTATTAAGTATTTCATTACATCTATTTTGTTATAACATTCTTCTTTTTGCTTATATCTATCTTGTAATTCAAATTCATCTGTTTCTTCATTGTATATTTCTACTTGTTCTCTTTTTAATATTTGGTATTTAGTGCAATATTTACAATTCTTTTCACTATAAAATTGAAAACTATTTATTTTATATATTTGTCCTTTTATAGATAAAGCATATAATAATTTATTTATGTTTTTATTTATGTTCATTTTTTACCTCGAAATATTGTTCTACTATTTCATGAATAATGTCATAAGAATTTGCTACTATGTCTGCAACATCTTCCTCTGTGTATTGTTTTTCACAATGTGTTATATAATTATCTATATAGCAATGTGTTAGTTCATGAATTAATGTTGATTTTTTTCTTGCTTCTGGTAAATCTTCATCAATATATATTTTCAAAGTGTCACAATATGTAATTCCATAATATCTCATATCTATTGATTTTAAATTTTCTTCTTCATTTGCTCTTCTAATATTTTGCATATTTTTTATTGATTCTTGGGATGTTTCTGTTATTGTCCATTCTCTGTTATTTATTTTAAATTTCATTTAATTAAACACCTCTCTTTTATTCTATAAGGGCAAAATACTTTACCTTCTCTTAGACTTGTAACCTCTAAAAAAGAACAGTTTTTACACTGTTCTGGTAATTCATTTTTTATTTGTTTTAATTTGTCATTATCTTTATATTTTTGCTCTTCTTCTATCATATCTAGTACTTCCTCACAACTGTCAAATTTACATTCTTTACATTTTTTTCCTTGTATTGGACATACTTTATTATCTATCAAACATTGTTCCATATTTTAATCCTCTGTGCACTTTAGTTTTCCATTTATGTCTTGTGTTATTTTACAGTCAATATCTTTATTACATTTACTGCAGTTTTCTTCTTTGAATTGTTTTATTTGTTCTAGAGTCATATTATTACCTCTTTTCTTATAAACACTTTGGTCTAGGTAGTAGGAGTTGAACCTACACTCTCAGGTGTCCAAGACCCGCATCTTACTATCAAGACTTTACCTAGATATTAGAACTCGCTAGGAATGTTCTTTATATACTCAAAGGATAATAATCATTACAGCCAAATTTATATTATCAGTTACCTAGCATACTGGTAATAACTAATTAATTGTTATAAAACACTTGCTTTCCGTATTCTACTGCTACTTCATGTTCTATTTTGCATCCTCTTGCTTTTTCCCAACCTTTCATAAATACAATTCCATCAACTTTTCCTATGTATCTAATTGATTGAGATAACATGTAAATTGCAATATCTTCATCTTCTGGTGCATTTTCAAATACTGTATCTATAACTTCATTTCCTTCTTCTTGTAATCTACTTACTAATTCTGCTCTTTCTTCTCTTATTTGTTCATTTGTTTTACCTCTCATAGGTTGGCTTATCATTAATTTCATAATTTTTATTCTTCCTTCCATAACATAATAAAAAGAGTAAATACTAAGGGCTTGCATTTACTCTTTTCTCTACTTACATTTCTCTCGATTATATATATATCACATTTTTATGGTGCTAAAAAAGACATAAAAGGTGCTTTTTTATAATTTTGCATATTCTTTTATAGCTTTTTTTATTAAAGTCTTTGTATATCTATAAGCCTTATCTATTTCTACTGATACTTCTTCAACTTTCATGCCTTCTACGAATCTTAATTCTAATATGTTTTTATATGGTTGCTCTACCATTTTTATTTTATTTGTTATTCTAATGAGGTTTTCTTCTTCTTCTTGCATAATTTCTATGTGTTCAGATATCAATTCTAACAGTCTATCAATGTTTTTTGTCATTTTATCATTGTCTGGCGTTCCTTTTGGCATATCAGATAGTACTGTAGTTGTTTTAGTAAGTTTTGTTTTTGTTTCTTCTATTTGATTTAATTTTCTTTCTTCAAGTTTTTTACTATGTAAATATGAATATAATTCTTTTTTAGCATCCTTCTCTATCATTTGTACCTCCTTGTTTTCTTTTTACATCTTCTCTTATAAGTTCATCTTTAAAACTGTCTAGGATCTTATATGCTTTATTTACTTGTGCTTGATTTTCTTTTCTTTTTGATATGTCTAATAAATTTATGCTTTCTAATTCTTTCATTGCGTTTACTACTGTGTTGTATATGTGATTTATTGTCATTTGTATCACCTACTTTTTTAGTTATTATCTACATATTCTTTTATGTTGGGAATAGCCTGTTTTTTTATTATTCTTGCTATATCTTTTAATATTTGTTCTTTTTCCTCTTCTAAAATATCATTAGCAATTATATCTAATTTTTTAAATATTTCCCTATAGTCTTCTGGTTTTGGACTTTCTATTTCTATTTGCGTTAAAAATTTACATATTCTCATAGGTGTTTTGATTACTATTCCTTCTCTAATGCAGTCTGTCCCTCCCAATGCTGATTTTTGATTATCTACATATCTTTCTTTTAACTCATCATAACTTGTTAGATTCTCTACTGCTATTTCTGGTACCGTTTTAAATCCTATTTTGTTTGATATCTCTTTCATTTCTTCTATACTTGCAAATATCCTTGTAAAATCTTCATCTTCTGTTGGTTTATCCACTATTTCTTGTACCAAATCGAAAGCATAATATGGTTCTATTTTTCCTTGTTTAGCTAGTGAATTATAACTTATCTTTCCTTGATTTAACCATTCACCATATAATACATATCCATTTGGTAAATATTCTAGTATTTTGTTTTCTCTTTCTCTGGCATATTTAACAAATCCATTTAATCCATCTTCCCCTGTTAATTCTTTTGATCTACTATATAATCTTATTTTTCCATTATCATTATAAATTGCAGTATTGCTTCCATCTATTTTTTCTTGAATTACCACTCTTGTTCCTTTTTCTATTTGATATTTTGCATTATCTGGTCTTTTTATTTTACAGTACATTTTCATATTCTTTACCTCTCTTTCAAATATCTATATATTACTCTTTCTACATAAGCTAATGCTTCATAATTGCTTATGTATCTTCCATCATGTCTATGTCTTACACTTGATCTTATTATTTTTATTT